GACCGCTGCCAGAGTTCCCACGAGCCCGTCGTTGGAGGTTTTAAGATCCTTTTCTGCTAAAAGCGTGCTGACCAGCCTCTTACGTCTCAGATTGGGCGGTAAAGCGTTATAAGCCTCTTCAGCGGCTTCCAGCACCTGCTGACGGGTCACGATTGGCAGGGCGTTTACGGGCGTCTGGTGCGGTGCGTCGAACGGCCATGCGTAAGGCTTGTTGGTCTCCGGGTGATAGGCGTAAGCAACGAACTGCTGGCCGACCCCAAGGACTTCGATAGGGTGCAAGGAGATCTTACTGAAGGGCTCTAGTGTCCGGTACAAGTACAGGGCCTTAGGGGATTTGCCGATGCGGATGAGATCGGTCTGGCCGAGTTTGTTTTGGAACACTTCCCCGACTTTGAGGGCAACGCCTTCGTCCAATACGTCGATGTCAATGGCAACGACTTCCCCCGTTAGGATGCCGATGCCGCAACCGGGCCACTTGGTCCAGATGTCGATATGGGTATTGACAGCGTTGATTTCTGTCCAGCGCGGCAACTCTCCCCAGACGCCTTCAAAGTAGCGCCCCGGTCGCTTAGTGCCCGGCATGATGGGAATGATCCGGTAACCGCCATCAACAAGCTTGGCGGCATAGTCTTCGATGAAGTTGTCAGACATTTTTGATTTGAACCTCGACTCGCTCTTCGCCTTCGTCGTACTGCTTGCTGGCAATAATTTGAGCAACAGCGGCGTCATCTTGCAGAACGATGCCGTTCATGGAGTCCAGTATTACCTTGATGATGTTGTCGAGATCCGGTCGAGAAGTGTGCCAGCCCGTCTTCTTCTTGCTGTTGAAGTAGGCTGTGATAGTGACCTTGACAGGCCCTTCTAGCATAGCCTTACCAAACATAGCAATCTGGAACAGCGACTTAACTTCCTGCTCGTACTTGCGAGTCTTGAAAGGCGTGTAAGCGACCATGTTGCCATTCTTGGCACGACCAAAGCGCGGCCTTCCCTTGCTGACCGGCTTGCCAACAATCACTGCATCAATCATGTGTCAACCCCGCTAATTTATGAATTTTTTGAACGATGCGCCACGGCGTAAGGCTCTTACGGTTCAAGTAGTTCGCCAAAGTATTGCGATGAATCTTGAGCCTCTTTGCCGCAGAACTAATGGTGAGCCCTTGGCGATACAGCAGCAGATACACCTTGTCCCTATCAGACATCCAATCGTAAATACCAATAGCCACTTGCCCTTTGGTTACTCTTTCAATTACCTTCTGCCACTTAGGCGATGGTGCTCTTGAGCCAGTCACCCAACGGGTCACAGCTTCACGAGAGCAGCCGCACATACGCGCAAACTCTGAGTGTGTCAATCCTTTCGATTCGATCCAGTCGTCAAGGGTCATTTTTCCTCCTGCCCACGGTGACATCATGCCACCCCTTGCAATCCGTCACAAGGGGGAGTATCGTTCGACTACCGGGTAAGCCGGGAACACGCTAAACACGCTAAACAAAGGAACACGCAAATGAGAACTGAACTTGAGATTGCCGAAGATCTCTTCAAGGCCAAGCAGGCTGAGAAGGAGGCTGAAGCAAAACGGATAACTCTGGAAGAAGAACTTGTCGCAGTCCTTGGCAAGCGCGACGAGGGAAGCAAGACCCACTCAGTGGGCGACTACAAGGTGACCATCACCGGGCGAGTCAACCGCAAGATCGACTGGGAAGCGTTCGACACTTTGTCGCACAAGATCCCTGAGAACCTGTGGCCGGTGAAGCGGGCCTTGGACGAGACTGGTGTCAAGTACCTCGCGAACAATGAGCCGCAACTCTACAAGGTGCTTGCTCCGGCGTTGACCGTTGCCCCTGCAAAAACCACTGTATCAATCGTCATGGGAGCATGAGATGGCTATTTCACTTCAAAGCTTACGTAAAACAGGCACTGCCCGACCGCCACGCATTGTGGTGTACGGCACCCACGGCATCGGTAAGTCCACCTTTGCTGCACAGGCTCCGAATCCGGTCTTTATTCAGACCGAAGAGGGCTTGGATGCGGTCAATGCAACGGCCTTCCCGGTATCGCAGTCTTTTGATGACATGATGGAAGCGATTGGTTCGCTGGCCTCTGAGGATCACGACTTCAATACGGTTGTGCTCGACTCAGCGGATTGGGCGGAGCAGTTGATCCACAAGCGCGTTGCACAGGACAACAACGTGGCCACCATTGACGCCATTGGCTACGGGCGCGGCTACAAGGCGGCAGGTGATTACTGGAAGCAGTTGCTGGAAGGCTTCGATCATCTGCGTACTGTCAAGAACATGCAGGTTGTGCTGCTGGCACATACACAGGTCAAGCGATTCGATGACCCGCTGGCCGACCCGTATGACCGCTATCAGTTGGATCTGCACCACGGCAGCGCGAGTCTCATCAGCGAATGGTGTGACATCCTGATGTTTGCCAATCAGCAATACACTACTGTCAAAAGTGATGTGGGCTTCAATCAGAAGGTCACTCGCGCAATTGGCACCGGCAGTCGTGTACTGTACACGCAAGAGCGTCCGGGCTGGCAGGCCAAGAGTCGATGGCCGCTGCCTGATATGGTTCCCCTCGACTATCCCAAGTTTGCGGATGCCTTGAGCACTGCAATGACCAACGTAATCGGAGAGTAAAATGGCTAAGTTGAATTTTGATGCAAACGCTTTTGATGGCGTCGAAGCCCCGCAAGAGAACACCCTTCTTCCGGCGGGCGAGTACACCATGCAGATTGTGCAGTCCGATATGCGGGCTACCAAGGCTGGCACGGGTCAGTATCTGTGGCTGGAGTTTGACGTTGTGAGTGGCCCCTGCGCTCCGGGTCGAAAGTTCTGGGATCGACTCAACATTGAAAACCCGAACGATCAGGCCAAGAAGATCGGCTTGTCGCAGTTGCTGGCAATCTCTAAGGCAGTGGGCTTTGCTTTCCCGCCGCCGGACTCGCAGGAACTGCACTTCAAGCCCATCAAGGTCGTGATCAAGCACAAGGAAAACAAGCAGGGCGCTTTGGAGACCCGTCCCAGCTATTACGGGCTGACGGAAACCCCGAAGGCAGCTCCTGCTGCTGCACCGGCTGCGGCTCCTGCTGGGGCTACTCCGAAGCCTTGGGAACGGCATAAGAAGTAACGGCGAGGGCGCGGCATCTTGGTGTTTCCCCCCACACACCCACCGCTACACTGGGATGTCGCGTCCTCTCCTTGAGAGAAATAATGGCCAAACTACCTGAAACACATGACCCCACTTTGCTCGCTATTGACGCTGCCTTAGAGGGATCTCAAGAACAAAGAACTAGGAATTATCTTGGAGCCTCTTCTATTGGCGATCCGTGCGACCGCAAATTGTGGCTGAATTTCAGATGGGTCAAACGCGGCTTTATTGAGGCTGCGGGCTTAAGACGAATAAATGATGGGCACCGGGGTGAAAAGGTGGTCGCAGACTTGCTCCGGATGGTTCCGGGGCTTGATCTTTCCACGGAAAAGGAACCCGGTGTCCAGCATTCCTTTGAGGCTTTAGGCGGTCACTTTCGCGGCAACTGCGACGGCTTGCTGATGGGATTACTGCAAGACCCAACGACTCTGTATATGTGGGAGTGCAAGATCGTCAACGAAACCAAGTTTAAGAAGTTGGACTCGCTGAAGATGAAGAATTCGGCAGACGCTCTGAAAAACTGGGACATCGTGTATTACGCGCAAGCGCAGATTTACATGCACTTCTTCAATGCTTCAAAGCATTACCTGACAGTAGGTTCCCCCGGAGTGCGTGACCTAACGAGTGCTGTAACAGAGTACGACAAGGGTGAAGCCGAGAAGTACATCGAAAAGGCAAAGCGAATCATCTTCTCGCCAAGACCATTTTTAAAGATTAGCAATGATGCTGCATGGCACGAGTGCAAGATTTGCTCATTTCATTCCATGTGTCACGAACAGGACATGCCGAGACACAAGAGTTGTAGAACCTGTCTGCACAGTACTCCGCTGAAAGAGGGCGGCTGGAAGTGCGAACTGCATCAAAAGGACTTGGACACCGAAGCTCAAGTTAAAGGCTGCGGGAGTCACTTGTTTGTTCCCGACTTGATACCCGGAGAACAGATAAACTCAGGGCCTAACTGGGTTGAATACAAGATGCCCGGAGGTGCCGTATGGATCGACAAGACGACCTGAGCGAAGAAGACGTTGAGGCGACGATGCTTCTGAATAGCGATCAGATGTTTGTAATTATGAAAGCTCTGGATGTGTATGCCTACGCGCTGATTGTTTCAGAAAACAAAAAAGAATTGCGTGAAGTTAAGAAGATTGCAGAGATCATCTTGTCTAAGATGCCGAAGCCGGAGTTGAATTCGTGATTAACCTTAGACCATATCAAAAAGAAGCCATTGATAGCACGTTTCGGTACTTTGCTGACAACGACGGCAACCCGCTGATTGTGCTACCCACTGGAACTGGCAAGTCAGTTGTGATTGCAGAGTTTTGTCGTCAGACGCTGAAAGACTGGCCAGATACTAAGATTCTGGTAGTCACTCATGTTCGCGAACTGATCAAGCAGAACCACGACGAATTGAAGACGCTATGGCCCGAAGCCCCGGCAGGAATCAACTCCGCTGGTCTTAAGAAGCGTGACTACGACCCGTCAATTGTGTTCTGTGGGATACAGTCGGTTCACAAGAAGGCATCGAATTTTGTGAAGGTCGATTTGGTGTTGATTGACGAGGTGCATCTGGTGCCTCGCAAGACCAATACGATGTATCAGCGGTTCTTGAGTAACTTGAAGATTATGAATCCGCACATGCGGGTAATCGGGTTGACTGCGACTCCCTACCGACTGGACTCTGGGCTGCTGCACACGGGTAAGGAAGCGTTGTTTGATGCCGTCTCTTATGAGGCAGAACTGAAGGATATGGTCGATCAGGGTTACCTTACCCGGCTGATGTCCAAGCAGCCCAAGACCAGACTAGATGTCTCCAGTGTCAGCATCCGTGGTGGCGAGTTCGTAGCCGGTGAACTAGAGCGTGCCGTGGATCGTACCGATGTCAACGAGTCGGTTGTACGCGAGATTGTCGTGCTGGGTGCCGAGCGCAAGTCTTGGCTAATTTTCTGCGCAG